TTTCACGGAACATAAGTCCTAATCTAAACAATGCATCACTCTTTGGAATCTCTACTAATAATGGTAGATCAATATACCCTTCACTTGTTGTAGTTGTATGTTGCTCGTCAGGTGTATTTGATGTAAGATTTTTTTTAAGTTGTTTCTTAGAAATCTTTGGTCCTCCTATTGGATCACCATACTCATCTCTTTTTACATCTTCATTCATTTTCTTCTTTTTATCAGTTGAAACGTATGTTGGTTTTGCAGCACCAGATTTTCCTTGTTGACCAGGATCTGCTTTCTTCTTTCTTCTTGAGGCAGAGAGTCTTTCTGACTTACTCATACTAGCACGTTTTGAAGATGATACACATTTAGGTGTACCCTCACCAGGTTTGTCACTTGCACAAGTTCCTCCAGTGACGACATTCACCCAACCAGGTTTGCCATCTTTAGATTTTGAACCTTTGAACCACTTATGAAGTGAACCTTCTTTTACAGATTGTTGAAATGCCTTTTTAACTTCAGACACACCAATAACATCGATTACTTCCGCAAAAGTATTTCCTTTTGAATCTTCAATAGTAACTGAATCACTCATTAGAATTAAGAATCCTCTTTATTATTTAGTATTCCTTGCTTTAACATCTTTGATAGTTCAGATGTTGAACCCACAAAGAGTGCATTGTTAGTAACTGTATTTGGTGATTGTTTCTTATCTTCATCTACATCTTTAACTTTCTTTTGAAGTTCCATTAACTTATCAGTCGTATCTGCAACTGATTTTATAATTTGACCTGCAACTTCATATGCTCTTGGACTCGCAGTTTCACCAGCAACTTCCAATACACCATTTAATGATTCCTGACCTTTTTCGATTAATGAATATAGATTCGCACGAGTGTAATCGTAATCTTTTTTAATATCATCAGATTCAATTTTTTTTACTTTCTTAGGTGTACTGACTGGTTTAACATCAATCGCACTACTTGTATTTAAAGCATCATCAATAGATTCATAGTTAGTCATGGTATTCATTAAATATCTTTTTGTTGTGTTGGACTAAATGTTCTAGAATCATCAAATGCTTCAAGAACTCCATTAAATCCAAAGTCATCATCTGGTTCGACAAGTAAATCGTCAGCCGTAGTTATTACATCAATTGATGTATTTCCAAGGTGTGTTGCAGCAATACTTTGATAACCACGATTTACCGTAATTGTATCTGCATCGACAATTTCCTTAATCTTCATTATTTCTTTATCTATAATAATTCTCATACCAGCAGATAAAGCAGTAGTATTAGAAACATTAAATCGAGTTTTAGTTTTACTTAAATCATCTTTTAATATTGCTGTATTATCATTATTATAATCTTTCATTGCTTGTGGAGTAGCAGAGTATCTTAACTCTCTTCTTGCATTCTCAGTATCAACAGAAGCATGATAATCAACCTGAACTTTCTTAATAAGACCCTCACTAGAATCAGATACTGGACCAAACAGATAAGTTTTAGCAGTAAAGTTTAATGTGTATATAAGTGCTCTTCTTGTTGCAAAATCTCCTTCATAATCATCTTGAAATGATATATTATCCAATACGATGGGAATATCTCTTTTCTCTCCAATTACTTTTACAAGATCTACAGTAACATTGAATGATGGTTGAAAATATGGTAATATTTGTTCTACGATTTGTAGTGCATCATCATTTAATTTAACGAGGATATTTAATTCAAATCCAATATTATATGGAACTGGCATAAACACCTTTCTAAGTTTACTTCCATCAGTTGCTTTAAATGTTTGTGTTATTCCAGCTTTCCTTGTTGCATCATATGCAATATTTGTAGTTTCAAATGACATTCTTGGAAGTGTAATTTGAACTGCTCTATTAAGATCTGCTTGTTGTTCTAGTCTTGCTAGGAACTTTTGCATTGGTCCATAAGCAAGAGGAACTCTCATATCACTTGTTTCTTTTCCAGTACCATCTTTATGACGTATATGAATATCATTAAAAATTGTACCAAAAGAGATTATGGTTTTTCTGAGTATTTCGTGGTAGTAATAATTTCCTAACATTAGAATGTACCGAATGGATTGCCTTCTGAGAAATCAAGTATATCATCTGCTTCAGATTCGATGATTTCATTTGATTCAAAAGTTGTATTTTGATTATCTTCATCGAAGAAATCAAGTGAGTAGTTTGAATATGCTGTTGTACCGAATGTAATAACAGCTGCACAATTAACATTATTAACACATGGAGGATCTATAGTTACATATCCTCCAAATATTCCTGTGACTGTGCTTCCACTTCCACAAACTGGAATGGTATTACCTGCACCAGAGAAAGATTCCTTCACAGCAAAACCAATTTCTATTCCAGCAGTGCTAATACCCGATATTCTATTTGTGCTAGTACCAACATTAGTTACAACTTGAGTTACAACATTAAAGTAGAATGATTCTGTTGCTTGTATTATTTCACCAGGTATGAATGCTCCTTGTGTAGTTCCAATACCAACATTTGTAATTTCAAGAATATTAGTATCAGTATCCCATGTTTTGACTCTTGCTTCAATTTGAGAAGAAAGTCCTCTAACAACTTCTCCAACATCAAAATTACCAACACCAGATAGTTCTGGATTTGCAGTTGGTACAATAGATGGTTTTGATATCGTTACTGATGGTTGTTGTGTATATCCAATACCTGCATTTCTTAATCTTATGTCAGATATTGTTCCATCTGCAAGAAGATTTGCCTCTGCGACTGCTGGAACTGTATTAAGACCCACAATAGTTACAGTTGGAGTTGCTGCATAACCAACACCATTATTTGACATTGTAAAGTCAACAATACCAAAGTTAGTCTGTTCAACAGCAGCAGTTGCAGCAGCACCTACACCACCTCCACCTATGATTTGAACCATTGGTGCTTGTGTATATCCAATACCTGCATGTGTTAGTTCAATTCTATCAATAGAGAATAGACCACCTTTTGACGTAGTTATGGCAACAGCAGTTGCATCTACATTACCAGCAGCAAATGGAGCAGTTGAAATAGCAACAGTTGGTGCACTTGTATATCCATTTCCATCTTCATTTAGAACAATCTCACGAATATAACCACGATTTGATACATTTATTTGAGCATTTGCAGTCGCAGTTGTTCCAGCTCCGATTAATTGTAACTTAGTAATGTAACCAACATCTTCAAGTTGAGAATCAACAACGTCAATACCAGTATCAAGAATTTCATCTTCATATTCAAAGAGTTCACATTTAAGTTGATAAACATAATTTTTACCTAACTGATAGAAAGGTTGTTCATGCTCTACAAATTTTACCTCAAATAATCTCTGTCCTAATGGAAAAAATATTATATCCCCTTCTCTTGGTCTTGATGATACCGTATAATCATCATCAGATGCTAAAAATGGTGAAATAAAATCTTCAAATCTTTCTTTTGATATTGTAATTGTAAGTTCATCTCTGAGACTTACTCCAAATTTAGTCATAATATCACCCTGACCACCATAACCATCATATGTGTTTACATATGCTTCCAATAAAAAATTGTCATCAAAAGTTGATGACTGAACCTCTCTAATAATAGATTGTTGTCTTACAAATTTTCTAGGAATATATCTAACTTCAATACCATAGATTTTTAAATGTTCATTTATTAAATCTTGAACGAGTCTTTGTTCTCCTTGAGATCCTTGTAAAAAATGGGGATTTATTGCCATCAATCATTACCCAATAAAATCAAGAGGAGGTAACTCAAACTCAAGTGTCATTCTTTGTCTAATTGCATCTATTTCTCTAATTGCATCATCATAAATTTCTCTGCCATTTAGTTCAATACCACCTGGTAATTTTGTACCTCTAAATTTTATTAAATTCTGTCCCCATTGTTTTTTAATTAATGCTGTTGCGTATAATTTAACGAACATATCATTATAAACCTGTTTGAATATATCTGGGTTTAGTGCACGATAACAATCTATGATTAAAAAATCACCAACTCTTTGTGATCCCCAATCAATATCTAAATATAAACGATCTTGTCTCTTATTAAATCTTATTTGTTTTTCAGGGGATAGAAGAAAATCAATATCCTCTAAACGAGTTTTTGTCATACTATATTGAAGTAATTCAACAGAGTTGAAGTAATATAAGTCATTTAAAAATAATTGATATTTGATACTAAACATACTTCCCGATATGCTACTACTATCAAACTTAAATATTTTTTCAATTCCCATTACAGAATCTGGAACTTGTATATAATTTGAATTTTCATAAAAATCGTAAGTTCTGGTTCCGTAGGTAGCAATCCCAGTATTTACCATTGATGTAGTAACACCTGTTGTATGAATTCCAATACCTGATGTACCACCTATACCAGTTGTTGTGCCAGCAACATCAACACCAAGACCTCTATCTATATCATCTTGTGTAATTTTATATTTGAGAAACATTTTCTCAACACCATCAAAGATGCGTTCATGAAACATTTGAATTGCATCATCAATCAAATCATCAATCTGATCATCATCTACGTTGACCTCAAGTACAGGAGCACCTAACTGCCTTAAACAGTAATCTATTAATTCTTGTCTAGTGCTTGCTTTCGCCATCTTCTTCTTCGATATCTGCTAATAGAGTTTCGTATTTTTCTTGCAGTTCCATTTTTTCTGCGAGTAATTCTTTCTGAGCATCAAGATTATCTTGTACAATTGTTTGTAATTTTGCTTCAAGAAGAATATTTTGGTTAGTTAATGTAGAAATTTTTTGGTTATAAATTTTAATCAAAGCATTCACATCAACATCATTAGAAATTGTCATAGTTTAGAACGAGCCTCCATCAATCGTCGTTGTCCATTTTGGTATGCCAGAAGCATCAGTGGTAAGAACAAAGTTAGAAGTAGTTATACCAGCAGCGGTACCAGCAGCACCAACTTGTTTACCTGTTGTATCGAAATAAACGATACCATTTCCAGTAGTGTCATAATCACCATTCTGGAAATATATTCCTTTAATATCTAGGAAACCTTTTGTACCACTTACAAGATTATTTACCATCGTGGCTTCAGGAATATATGTAAATGATCTTTCTGGAGCATTACTTGCATCTCCACCTAGATCATGATATCCAAAGAAACCTTGTTTTTGATTTCCAGAACCTGAACTTGTATTATAACTAAATGCTACACCACGATCAGTATTAGTGTCAACATTAGAAGTTACTGTTAATTGAGTTGTAGTCGCAATACCACCAACTGCAACAGATCCATTAATTGTAATTAACTTTTCACCCAAATCATAAGTTGCAATTGTTGTACCAGAACCTATATTTGTACCAGTTATGCCATCACCTGTGTTTATACCAGCAGTCGTGTCAACTTTAATTGTACTAACACCAGCTAGTGCTGTTGCCATTACAGTTCTTGTACTAGTAGTAACACCTAAGTTAATAATTGGATCGTTAAGATTAACTGTAAATGAGTCAACTGTTGTAGTTGTACCATCAACTTGTAAGTCACCTTTAACAATAACTGTACCTTCATTACTTAAACCATCTGGATATGGGTCAATATACAGAAGATTACCATGACCTTCTTTAGTTGAAATTATGTTAGATGAAATACCAACACCACCAATTCTTGCATCAAGTGCATTAAATGTTCCACCTGTTTGATGCATATCACCTTGGAAGGTTGATACACCCGTAACCTTTAAGTTACGAATAGTCATTTCATCAACAAATAGATCATCTTTAATATGAAGATCACCACCTACAAATAGATCACTTATAAAAGTACCAATACCTGTAAATGTTGAAACACCAGTAACACCTAAATTGCCACCTATATTAACACTCTTCTCTACACCGACTCCACCTTCGACTACAAGGGCACCATTGTCCTTTGTAGATGAATCAGTGACATCTGCCATAATGATTGATACACCGTTAGCATATGTCCAATCAGCACCAGTTACCTGTACTCTATCAGTTCCGTTCTCATCATACTCTATTTTTGCATCTTTACTATCACCAAAGGTTAGAAATATATCATCTCCAATTACTACTTCACCAGCTCCATTAGGTGTAAAGAAAATATCTCCGTCTGTGTTTGTTGATGAAAGTACATTTGCATCTAATCTTAAATTATCTACATTCCATTGATCTACTTTACGAGTTTGATCAAGTATTGCAACAAATCCATTTGCAGCAGTTGATGCATTAGCAGCACTTGCAACTGAACCTGGTGTATTATTTAATAAATCTGTGAAATATCTACCACCAACGACCTGTGGATTCTCTCCATTATCTCCAACAAATAATCTATCACCACTATTTCCTTGTGTGCCTCCTCCACTGAGGGTGACACCCATTTCACCAAATTTTAAAGACGATGGTGCCGACGTACCAGTTGATCTTTTTATTCTTATAAAACTCGCCATCTTTAGAAGCTACCTCCGTTTATATCCAGATTCTGTGTTGCACCTGGTGTGCATTCAAGTGTTCCAGTCCACTTTTGAGTGGTACTGTTATATACTAAAATCATTCCATTTTGTGGATTTTGAATTGATACATCACTTAATTCACCGATAGTTCCTGCACCACTTCCTGCTAATGAGGATGTAACCTTAATAGCATTCTGTTGTCCTACTCTAACTTTAATTTCAGCCATGTTAATTTATGTAGGGGGATAAACTATATCTCTTGGTATTTTAGTAATACCAATATTCACTAATACTGTACCCTCTAAAACTTTTGTTCTTTCAGAGGCAGAATCTGTAACGACAACATCATAAACGTATCTACCAGTTCTAAAAAAACCCGATTCGGCTAATTGACGACTTTTTATACCTGACATACCCAATCTAATTTTTCCAGCAGCTGCATTAATAATAGTTGCTTCAAAACCTTCACCCTTTTTAGCAGCAGGATGCTTTCTAATAGAGGATGCGATAGTAAAACCACTTAAATTAGTCGGTGAGTTAGTTTCAGCGTTCTCTAATGTGAAGATCTGAGAAAAGTCAGAATCGGTAGTTAAAGAAAGATTACTAGTATAAATTGCCATTTAGAAACAATATCACGATCTAAGATATATTTATATTTAATATAACCCGTCTATTTTGATGCTATCTGTTTAAGTAAATATTTGATTTCTTCGATATCACTTTTCATACGATCTATTTCTTCTTTTTGAGTCAATTTTAATTTTTTCGACTTCTTATACTGAGAAAATCCGTGACTATCAGTGCTTATGATAGCCCCAGATTTTTCATCTCGGTATAAATTTTTATGTCCTTCAACTGGTATCATGCGAGTGCAATTGCTCTAAAGTCTTTAAATTTAGGTGCTAGTGCTTCGTTTGTTCCACTACATACAATTTTAACCTTAAATCCAGTAAATTCATCTAAATCATCAACACTAAATTGATATTCGTTAAATTGATCTGCATTACTTCCTGAAACAAAAGCATCTGGTCTACCACTATTATTAGAAGCATCAATTATATTATCACCAAAACCATCTCCGTCTGTATCAGTAAGATTATCAAAACCAGGAAATAGTTCATATGATAATTCAGTATCACTACCATCTTCTCTGAATAACTGATAAAGAACTCTAAAGTCGGCAGATGAATGACGATATGCAGCAACTAATACTTTCAATGATGTTGCAGGATTTTTAAGATCGACTCGATTACTTATATAAACTGCAGAATGAGGATCACCAGTTGTTGCATTAGATCTACCATCTTTCACATAATTGTCTATAGGTTTGTTAAGTCTTGATCTTTGATAGATAACCGTTGCATTTAATGTATCTAATACGGGAGAAAGGTTTGGATCTGTAGTCTCCAGTCTTACTCCTAGAGTAAATGAACGATTTAATGGTAATCCAGTTAATCTTGTATTTTCATTAACTCTTGAACATACTAATCTAGGTGTCGTCAATGTATTTGGTTCATTGAGGGTTACAGGTTCATATCCCTGATCAATGAATGGAACTTCTCCACCACCAGCACTTGTTCCTGAAACTGTTCTAACTTGTGCAGAAACTATTGTGTTATCACTTGGTGTTAATACACTAAACTGAGGTATAACTGTGTCAAACTGATAATTTTGAGAAGCAAAGATATCATCTCCACCAACATTTTGTTCTTTTGTGAAACTAACCTGACTATCACCGTTTGCTAAACCACCTCTATTAATTTCAAGATAATAAGAGTCAATTTCCCTAGCATCACTGAGAGCAGTTGTATTTGACATATTATGATCATTATTGATCCTTGACAGATCAAAACCATTTAATTCATACTTACGAGAAATATCATTTACACTATGTGTTCTAACAATAGTTCCATCAACACCTCTTGTTCCAATTCCTAATTGATTTACTCCAATACTATTATAGAAAATAATTTCATTGTTTATCTTAATAAATCCTTGTGAAGTAGATATTCCGTTAAATGTTGCATATGCTGTTGTATTTGCAACAGATATAATTTGATCAGAAACATCTAAGAAATCTGTAAGAAGAACTGGTTCAGTGTCTGGTTCGATATTTGCAAGAGTAACTAAATTAGTATCAGCTTGCATACCATGATTATACTGTTCAACTTCAATTACATTACCAGCATACTTATCATCATATGTTGCTGATGATGTGATTGTTGTACTACCATAAGATGTTGCAGTGCTTCCTTCATAAACAACAAGTGCTTGTCCTGATGTAAATGCCTCACCCTGAACGTTATTCAAGTATAAAGTACTTCTTCCATTTAATGCAGTAACTGTAATTTCAGCACCACTTCCTTTTTTATCACCAATACCATGTGATGTTGTAATTCCTAGAACATCTCCTACAACATATCCAGAACCACCTGTGTTACTTGTTAAACTAATTGATGATACTTGCCCTGAACTATTAGTAGTAACTGTTGCAGTCGCACCTGTACCCCTTCCAGTGATTGCATATAAAGGAACGTTAGCAATACTACTTTGACTTGCTTTAAATCCTATTCCTCCATTTGTTATAGCAAATGTATTAATTGGACCACCAACCTGTTCAATATAACCCTGAATTGCAGTCGCAGATGTAGAATCACTTACCTGAGTACCAAGAGATAATTTTGCAATTGATGATGCATGAGTTGTAGTTGTAATACCAACTTTTAATTTTCTTGGTAATGTTTTGATTGCATTAGGAATCAATCTTTCAATAATACTAGAATTTTTTTCTAATTTTGGATTATAGAAGAATGCAGAACCAGCAGTGGTTGAGAATTGTGCCTTGCGTAGTTTAAATTTAAGATCTTCAAACTGGCTTGGTGTCCATATAGTACCATTTTGGGATTTAAATAAACTTCCACCAACATACTGACGAGTAACAACAACGGATTCAGCATCTGGTAAACTTTGTGTATTTACAGTCCTCTCACCCATCTGAGCAATCCATGCTTCATAAAGATTTGTTGTAGGTGCTAATAATACAAGTGCATATTCTCTACCAGGTTCAAGATAAACTGGAGATGGGAATTTTATTCTTGTTGGTATCTCAGCATTATTTGATATATTAATATCATTTGGATTGACAACAACACGAGAATAATCTTGAACAAGTGTATTTGTTGGAAGACCCAACTCCATTGTTCTTAATTCAACTGCTAATTTTTGACTAGGATCTTTACTACCAAAGAATAAATCAACAGCAGTTACAAACGCACCACTCTCATCAGTTGTAAATGACTGAGCAAGAGGGTCACACATACGTCTTCTTCTTATGATTACTAAGGTGTTTGTAAATGTATCTACTCTACCTTCTGCTTGATAAGTGGTCTCACCAGAACTTATTAGTAAACTACCAGGTAATGGTTCTGCATTTACAGAACTTGAGGTTAATTTAAACGTACTAATACCTGTTTTAAACCTTAGTGGTGGTGGTGGACTTGTTAGTGGATCTCTAAAGAAGAATGATCCATAAAGATCTCCATATGTATCTGCGACTAATCTAACATTAGCCATTTCTGCTTGTGCACCACTACTTTGACCTAATAAAGTAACATTACTTGTAGGGATATATCCAAAAAATCTTCCCTGTGCTTCGTCTGCTAATGATAAAACATCAATATTTAAAACACTTGATGATGCTGAATATACAGAACCAAGTGATGTAGATGTATTGTATGGATTTGCATTAAATGTTTCTTCAGGTGAATTAATATCTCCTAATTTATGATCTGGTTGAGCAATTCTGAATATTGCAACACGAGCACCAGTTGAATCATATGCCTCTACTGTTTCACCTTTTTGGAATATGCCATTTGTCATGGATATTTCAAGTAATTTTGGAACAATATCTATTCCACTTACACTATCAAAGAATGGATAGAATCTAGCAACTGGTCTTAGTCCATTTGCTGTAAATGCAACGTTTCTAGATCTGATATGTGTATCAGGTGCTTGATTTGTAAGAAGAGTCTCAATAAATCTCCGATTGCGATTTCCTTGTGTTAATCTCCTAACACCACCATCTACAAATACATTTCTAACCCAAGTATCAGCAAATGGTTTTAATTCAATGTTACCAAGAAATTCAACCATATTAAATGGGTTAACATTTTCCACTCTTGATGCCAATGGTTGATTTATCCAATCAACTTCTTCATAATTTAGAGTTATTAAATCTCCAGTTTTCTTAACATTAGTATCTAATAATTGAAGATCTTGTGAAAAATCAGCAGTATCAACATTAGTTGTTAAATCAAGTGCTAATTCTGGTTTCATAGACCAGAAATCTTGAGGAACCTCTAATTCTCTATTATCAGAGTTAACAGTAATTTTACAATCTGGATCATTAGTATCTAAAAGATCTACATTTTTAAAATCATCAACAAAGAAACCAGTTTTAAATCTTGATAAACCATCAGCGTCTTGAACTTGTAGAGTTTTTGTATCAAGTTCTAATAAACTCAACGAAGTAACTTCTTCTAAAACATCTATTCTATCTTCAAGTCTACCAATATCTTTCATAGTATATCTGACATTATCAGAAACTCTTATGATTGCATCATCAGGATTATAAAGATATGCAGGTAATTGAATGGTTGCAACTTCCATTGCATTTTCAGATACTACAGGAGTTGTTGGATCAGTTGATGATGTTCCTTTAATTACTGATAGATTTCCTAAAATATCTAAAACGACCCTATCATTTCGTGGTAAGTAGAAATTATATCCGATGATTGAACTTTCATTTGGAGTTACAATAAATGATGGATTGAAAGTAGATGAAAAAGTTCTATTCTTAAAAGCAAATGGTGATTCTGCACCAGTGTAAGTTGCAACTCTTGGTCTAAAATCAATAGTATCAGTTGCTCTTAATCCATTTTTAAGTAATGGTACATCATGAGAGAATCTTTCTTCATCATATGATGCAACTGTATAAAAATCTCCAGTATCATTAGCTGGTAAAATATATTTGTCAAATACAACTAAAACTTTTCTAGTTGGGGGTGGAAAATTAACTCTTCTTACAAGTCGAGAATAATCATAGAATTGTTCTCTTTGACCCTTATCAAGTTCAAATCTATTTGTAATATTTAAATTATTTCCAACAGTTATAAGTTGTAGTGTTGTAGATATATTTGATTCATCAAAGTTACAAACCTCACCAATTGTAAATTTAGATGGTGTTAAGTATGCTATTTCAACTTGTGTTGCAGATATTAATGCAGTTATTTGTGCCACTGCATCACTACTATCACCCAGTATTCTTTCACCCACTATTGCTGATGTATCTAAATTTAAACCACTAGGGAATGTTAATCTATCAAGTGTTGGTGAATTACTATCAATTGATTCAAAAACTCCAATAACTTTTGCTACATCAGGAACGTTTAATGATATTTCTCTATCTTCTACTCTTAGACCATAACCAGTAGCTTGATCCATTCCTGTAAGAGTTGTGTTTATTCCTACAGCAGTTTTAAGAACTTCTATTTTTTCACTTCTAATATAATTTTTTTGCTTACTCTTCAATGCTTGTTTTTTAAGAGTTGTGCTTACAACAACGTTTGATTGACTAGCTGTTAATCCATTTATAGTAACAGACTGACCACTTGCACCTAAAACAAATTGATCTGATGTTAATTGTTCG